AGCTTGGTTTGCCCGCTGATTCCCATGAATGATGCGGCCGCCAGGGCTGCCGTTGCCACCGAACTGGCTGCCACTACTTTGCCCGCCGTGAGCAAAACAATATCGCCAATCTTCAATTCGGTAGCCGTGTCCACAGTTGCATCTACAGGGGAGGTTTCCCCGTACAGATAGCGAACCTCGGTGGTCAATGCGGTGTTGTCGGCCATTGCTTAGTTCTCCGTAAGTTGCTTAACCAGGGCGGAAATAGAAGACATGTTCACAGGGCCTGTGGAAATCGGGCGACTCTCCCGGACTGCTACTTTGTGCTGGTCCTGGATAATCCGCCGCCATCCCGCCTTGGAAGTGGAGGCCAGGTGATTCACGAATGATTCTGTAATCGCATAGGACGGTAGCTTGGCACCGTGAGCGGCCGCCCTGGCTTCCAATACAGCCTTTTGACGACTTTCACGAATACGGTAACGGTCCAAACTCTCAAGCAGGGCATGGTAGTAGGGGTCATTGGTGCGGCGAAGGGCTTCCTCAGCCTTCATTGCCATTGCCATTGCCGCCTCATCACCGTCTGGCTCGGGCATTCCACCCATATCGTCGCCTGGAAGGCCGCCACCCAGCGCAGGGGCCGGAAGTCCCAGCGCCATAGCGATGGCCGCTAGCTTATCCTCGGGGCTCATGCCTGGATCAGCCAAAATGCCTGCAACCGCATCTGGTCCACCAGGAGCAGGGGCACCGTCACCCATGCCCATATCTGGAGGGGGCATATCGCCACCTGCCATCGGGTCAACGGGTGGCATTTCTTCGTCAAGGTTCTGGTCAATCGCCATAGGGGCACCCTCTCTTACTAGACGCAAACTTTCCATCAGGCCGGTTGTGGTTGCCGGGTCTGCCACCAGGTCAACACTTGCCACATCTTTGATTTCAAGCACCCGGTCTGGAGAGATTCCCCAGCCTTCAGCGATTCGGGCATTGGCGTTGTGACTCAGGCCAACAGCATTGGGGTCATTGGTCGCCCACCACCGGAAAGACTCGGCCATATGGTGGTGAGGGTTGAAGACCAAATCCGCATACAGGCCATCCGCCCGCACCTGGACATTCTTCAAACGGCCGAACCGCTCGTTATAGGTACGGTCTATTTGGTTTGGTTTGGGGTGGTCAAGGTTTACCTTCACCCCTTCGTATAGCTTGGCCGCTTTGCGGATCACATCAATGGGATATTCACGCCCATTGCGAGATCGAACACCCAGGACCTTAACGCCCTGGACCTCGCACCCATTGGTTATTGGCGCTTTGGCTAGGGGCCTATAGGAATCTTCAAGTAAATTCAGCGTTCTTTCCATGCCCTTATAAATGACAAACAGTTGCTTGCCTTACTGACCGGACCTTGACCAATCCAGGCATTCACTAAGGATTGCCAAAACATCGCCTATCAGCATTCTCTTCCGCATGGCAATCAATTCAGGCCGCAGGTTACGCACTAGGACCGCATCGACCACATAACGGGTTAACGCATCCGAACCATCCAGAAAGGATTCTATAGCGGTTATTTGGCTAAGGTCCTGGCTCGGTACGGTAATACGGCCATACTTCCCGTGGGATTCTTCCCACACCTCACGCCCATTCCAAATTTCCCTGGAAATGGCACCCCTTACCCAAATAGAGCAATAGGCTCCCAGGGTAACGCCCCGCTCTGGATTCCATTTGCGCTTGGCAGTAAAGAACGCCAGCCAACCCGCCTGGATTAAATCCGCCAGGGCAACACGCCGCCCAGATTTGGCAGCCTGCTTCCTGGCAAGATTGGCGGAACGGACTATTAGCGATTCAAATTTGATCGCCGCCAATTCATCTGAAATTGGCTCAAGGTCAACCGTTTGGCCCTGGGGCCCTTGGTGGCGCTTCGCTTTCAGGTTGCTGGGTTTGCCCGCCTTGATTCGTGCTGTCATCTACTTCCCCCTGTGGGGGCTGTCCTCCAGGCTGTTGGCCAGGGATAGCACCCATACCGCCGGGGGGGGTCGGTTGATTCTTTTGCGCTTCTTTTTGCTCACGCAAAATCTGCTCGGATTCCTTTTTGGGGTCCACGCCAATATCCGATGAAATGGATGCTTTCGATAGCACACCCATTTCCAAATAAGTCTTGTGAACATTAGACTCGGCCGCCCTATCCCGGGCCTGGACGGTCGGGGGGTTCACCTGGATTGTGACCATGCCCAATAGCTTTGCATCAAAGTGCCCCATACGGGCAGCATGGGCCAGGGCCTCCCAGGCCAATGACCTACCAGGCCGGGTTTTCCTGGTGCCAAAAGCGCCGGTCAGCATGGATTGGAAACGCTCGAAAGATTTGGTCGCAGGGGCCTCGGCAGTCAGGCTACTGGCATAGTTGGCATTGCTGGCATCGGCGCTCATCATAATTTCGCTAATGCCAAAACGGGCCGCAATCGCCCGCAGGTTCACTTTCAGGATTTCAATGAGGTCGGAAGCACCCGCATTCAAGCTTGGGAATTCATATTTGATATTATCCGAACTGGTCAAAATGGTGCCATAGGCAAAACGCTCCACATTGGTGGAACGGCCGGTTACCCTATCGGTCACCTGGCCATCCGCAGCGCTTCGCTCCAGTTCTTCAATAGCCGCCGCAGGGGCATCGGCCACACTTCGAATCATGCCTATTTTCGCCCGGGTCTTTGCCAGGGCAATCATGCTGGCCAAAACATCCTCGGCCGCCCGCAGGTTGCTTTCCACCGCATAAAGAGTTGGTAGCCCTCTTTTCGAATTCGACTCAGAATTGATCTTCACATGAATGATTTCATCGGCTGGGACCAAAACGCCCGTTGTATTCTCCCAGGGCTTTTCAATCACCCAATAGCCCACCACATCCCGAATATCCTCGGGGCTTGTCCGGATTCCGAATGTATCCTGGGGGCTGTCACTACTGTCCACAGGTGACCGGATTAGCTCCGGCTCAATGAACCTGGTTCGCAGCATTCCATCGTTACCGAAAAACTTGCGAATAAAAAACTCGCCTTCGGCATCCAACCGGTAAACAGCCTCGTTCTCAACCTCACTCAAATTGTTATGCTCAACCCACAAGTCTAAAAACTCTTGCATACTGTCTAAAAACTGGTCTGGCACCGTCCCAGCCTTTTTGGGCACCACCTGATATTTAAACCCTGTCCCTACCACATAGCTGCGTCTGGCAGCCATTGCCGCTATGGCATACTCATTATTTCGGGCAATCATCCGGCATCGGTCCCGAATGATCTTGAGTTGAAACCAGTTGATTGCCGTGGGAAGAATTTCGCCGGTTAGCCTGTTATCACGCCTGGCCAACCCGGCCGATGAACCATCGGCAAAACCGTATGGGCCAACCTCCTGGAAAATATCCCTTTGGTCAGGCCATCCGAATTGGTCACCGAACAAGCCGCCACCAATCACCCCGTTTAAACTGCTCATGGTCAGATTCTCCCCGTAACGGATTCGGTCCACCCTGTGCCCTTCAGCATAAACGCCAGGTTAAACGCATCCGCCAGGTCGGGCGAATTGCCAAGGCGCTTTTTCGTCATGGCTTTGGCCTCTACAACCCGCCGTTGCATCACATCCAGGGTAAACACCGGTTGCCGTAGTTCGTTCATCAGCTGAGTTTTTATATCATCTTCCACGCCATCTATGGAAATTTGCCCTTCGTCTGCCATCGCCGCCGTGCAAAACCATAGCTCGGAGCGCATGTTAGGCCATTCATCCTCCCACCTGGAACGGACGGCCGAATTGATCTCCACAAAGTTAAAGCGCCTGGCACCGTCTGTATTCATTTCCGCCAGGCCCGCACCCAGGCCCGCCGCATCGATCAGCACAGGGATTGAAATGGCCGGTTGCCCCTGGGTCTGATATTTCATTGCCAGTTCTTTCAGCCGCTTGGCAGTCTGCTTCAATGGCCAGCCCCTGTGTGTTTCCAGGTGAACCAGGCACCTCCCCTTACGGATGGCAATAGCTGTCCGGTCATCACCGAACCTGGCGGGGTCGCACCCAATCTGGACAAGCCAATCTGCCTTGACCTCAACCGGCCTTTGGATTGACTCCAGGGCCACATCAGACCACACCGAGCTAGTCGATCTGGTGGGCCACCTGCCAAGCACCTGGATTTCGAATAGTGGTGACTCCGCCACCATCACCCGCCCATCAAACTCGAAAGCATTGACCGGCCGCTCTTCGCCTTCCCCTAGTGGTCTGCATTCGTCCCGAATTCGGTCTAGCACATATTGCCTGGTGACGGCACCTGGCACCCGCTCTTCACCTGTGACCACATTGGGGTGCCCCAGGGCAGACATGTCCAGAACGGTAAACTTGCCCGAATTCTCGTACTTGTACGCAGGGCAAGAGACCTCGTAGGGATTGTAAATTCCCAGGAAAAAATGCCCCGGCCGCCCCAGGTTGATCATGGTTTCTGCCCGCTCCCAGAATGGCAATTCCACCCCGGAGGCCTCGTCAAAAACCACCATCATTTTGTCGGCATGTCGCCCCTGGAATGCATCCGGCTTGCTTGCGGTTAGCCCATGTACCCAATGCTCATTTGAACTCTGCAGCCTGGTATCTTTGGGCAGCCAATTGGGATCGGATGGCCGCATCCGCCGCAGTTCACGAAAGAGCAAATCCCGCACCTGTTGGATAGTTGGTGCGGTTGTCAGGCATAGCCCAGGATCATAGGTATCGTGAAACCAGGATGCCGCCAGGGCCGCCGTAAATGTCTTGCCCACACTATGGGCAGCCCTGACCAAAACAGCGTAGGGGGGCCTTGTAAGGG